CTCATGAAGAGGACGGAGGAGGGTCTGAGTTCATCAATCAACCATGGCAAACACACGTACTTTACCCGGTTCCTCTTTAACTCCCAACTTACCAAGGTAAGTAGGGATTCAAGGAACCAGGCGTACTATCGGTCCAGCAGCGTCAGCAACAAGCTTCGCCTGCTCATAAAGGGAAGATTGATTCATCTTCCCTGCCAGAAGTTTAAAAGTCTGATTAAGGACCTTAAACTCCGGCTTGAACAGTGCGACAGCTTGAACCACCATCGCCGAGGTAGTATTACCTAAGCGAATTGGCGGCTGCTTTCGTGCACTGGATCCGACGGCTCCGGGGCCAGACTTCGTAATCAACCGTGGACGCCACGGAGACAAAGGAGATGGTATTCACCATTTCCGAGCCTCCAGCATCCTAAAGAATATCGGAACAAAATCCTGATATTCACCGATTGAAAACTTACGTCCCGCCCGAGTGATCGTTGATAGTTTAGGTTTACCTAGATACTCAACTACTCTATACAGAGAAGTTAAAGTAAGCCAGAACTGAACTATCCTCAAATCACCCTTCTGGATCCCAACACGGTGAACATTTGGTATTCACCGAGGGTAACCAGATCGAGTCAACGCCACTCTATGGCCTAAGGGTTTCATGGTAGAAACTAATCGTGCACCAGCACAAGCCCTCATCAGGCAAGTGTGGGACACTTTCATAACTACCGCTACTCCCCTTCAGCCTTCGTGACGTTTCGTACGTTGTACAAACTTATAAAAGGCAAGAGCACCTAACACTCAAGTTCGACCATTTCTCCCTAGGAGAACTATGGGTATCAAATTAAGATATCCCATAGCACTCCGTGAGCTCCGAAGAGCTCGTTGCCAGTTTAAGCGTAAGGCTAAGCGCTGCGATAGTACAGAGATGTATTTTTCGAAACGCTTTAGTCTTACTTTCATCATATATTATTTAGTTTTATTTGATGATACTTAAACATAGAGTTCCCGAGAAGGCGCAAACGCCCTCCTCGGCTCTAGGCAACCCTGCTAGGGTAGGATGATCAAACCCGTAGGGTTTACTATAAATGATTAGTAGTGAGCCCACCTTGTTAGGCGGGAGGCCACCCCGTAAGAAACCACACATCTGCTTTCGCAGAGGCGCGGGTCTCACATTCGGCCGACTCTCACTGTTCACCTTCATAGGTGCCCAGCAGCGACAAATAAATGTCGCTGAGCGGCCATGAGACTTCCAACAGATACCGGGGATTAACCCAATATGCTGCTAGAGTCCGAAAGGACTTTATC